CATGGGCAGTTCCAGCTCCAGACCTAGGTGGTAAAAGAGCCGGAAGATTCTCTCATCCAGTAATTGGTGATTGGGTTTGGATAACATTCGAACGTCAACACCCATACGGCCCAATATGGATCGGGTTCGCCGACCCCACAAGAAGAAAAGTTTATGCATATCCCCAAATATTTGGAATAACTCCTGTCCCGGTAAATGAATCTGGCCTGCCTGAAGAGGCTCCAGAAGACTACGACGAAGATTATCTCCCCAAAGACGGACGCCCAATGGCCCACGGCTGGGCTGATCGATATGGTAATCTAGACATTCATTCGGCAGTAGGATTCTTCCCAGCCGAGCATAAAGAACCACCTTCGCCTCCGGGTCATGATGCTGTTCAAGGCGAAGAATTTCAGCAACAATCGGAAAAACCGGAGGTAAACGACCCAGATAAAAAGTATATGGCTAGAGTCACCAAATATGGCCATATATTCATAATGGGAGACCAAGGGTATCATTGGCAGAGTGACGAGGAAAACCAGTCTGACGTTGGTGAATTCACAGGTGACCACCTGAAAGACGAAGAATTCGAAACCAAACGATGGTTATTCCTACAACGATTATTAAATGATAACGTACCTCGGGCTTCCGACAAAGACGGAGACCAGCGAAAACAACTAATGCTCACGCGGTACGGCCACCGTATCGAAATGAGAGATGTTGGATGGGGACAAAAAGGCCCTATAGAATCCAAATCCCGAGAAGGGGAATTCGGACCAAGTAAAATATTATCCAACGAAGAAGAATCTGATTACCGTTGGATCAAAATGCGTACCAAGGGCGGCATGCTCTTCCAGATGTACGACAAGGGCTTCGACCCTGCGGAAGATAAATTCGTACAACGGCACTTATTAGAGGAATCTGGTTCTAAAAGTGAGCACGAGGATAAGCATTGGGGCGATCGAGACGCCCGCTGGGTGCGGTTAGTCACCAGGTATGGTGTCAAACTAGTTCTTGATGATCGTGGGAGCCACGAAAGCAACGCCGACAAAGACGAATACCCTCGAGGCGTTGGTGTCCTCTTTAAGGGCCGGAGAAGCCCGGCTTCTAAGAAACGAAAAGCCACTGGGAATCCACGGGGCTTTTTCTGGGAATTCAATGAACGTGATGATGCTAATCACACGATGTGGGGTTCGCCGCTGGGCCAGGCTGTCGAGATAAATGATCGATACCAATATATTATTATGTCTGCCTCTCTTGGTAAAGGTTGGGCGCGTAAGTGGCAAGGGATAAAGGATAATGAGTTTTCTGGTAAACCGGCTATGATGGCTGGTCCAGAATCTGGTTCTCATCATCTGAAGTTGGACCATGATAATGAGTATATTAGGTTGAAGACTCGTGCTAATAAGGGTGCTGCTCCGGACAAGCCAGCCAATAAAAGTGGTGTCAGCAAATCAGAGTATAATCAGGGGATGGAGGCCAGAGATGGTAAAAATGGTGATGGGCCATGGGTGGAACTTGTTGATTGCCAGAATCGTGGTATCTGGTTTAGTAAGAAGCACCAGATTGGTATTTGGCGGTCTAAGAAGAAACGAAGAATGTATCAATGGATGGATGATCGCCAGCGCAAGATAGTTATTTATAATGATGAGTCTTCTGGTGCTATAGAGATTTATGCTGCTGGTCAGGTGAATGTTATCAGTAATGATAGTATTAATCTGCGAGCTGATAAGCACATATTTATGAAGGCTGGTAGTTCTATTAGGATGCAGGCTGCTGGTACTTTGTTTACTATGTTCGATGGGAATATACAAACGAATGCTACGTTTCATGGCGCTAAGGTTAACGCCTATATTTGTGGGGTATTTCCTGGCCCAGGCGGTGGCTGTCCGAATCCTGGTGGGGCATCTGTTCAGAGAGTTCCTAGGCCGACGCTGCCTAGAAGGTGGCCGTCGGATCGAGGCAAGACGTACAACAAGCCTTATGAAGAGGCAGAGCCAATAGAATGATTATTAATTACCCAACTGGTTTATATTCTAGTGTCCTGCCGAAAGAACCACAGGATTCTCAGAATGTTACCTATTTGATTAGTACAACGGCACCACCGCGAACCAGTCTATTATTTCCTAAGATCCCATTCGGTGTCGCTATTCGGCAGCGTACGCCACGTGAGTATACTACTGTTCAAAGGCGGGAGACGGTTGGTGATTTGGTGTATACTGTATCTAATGCCTCTCGCCAGCAGCCAGGTAATAATGCCAATCAGTATGAAGTTGGCGAGGTTCTAGAATTCGATTATAGTGGTTACAAAAAAGTAGACCCGATGCTGGTGTCGAATAAGACTGATATCCAGCATAATCTTAATATGTTCAATTATGAGGAATTAGGCTTAACAGAGTCTGATGTGGCTATTATTGATGAAGAATCATTGAGATCTTTTGATGCTTTGGCACAGCGGTTGAATGAACTGCGGGTGTTGAGATCAAGCGAAGAAGTCTCGATTAATACTAATCAGAAAATAATCAACGAGGCTACCAAGAATATTAATGCGTTGCAGATTATGGCTCAAGATTCGACCTCTACTGATGCTGATATTTTGGATTTGATTGAGAAGTTGGTGGTGAGGAAGGCGGAAGCTGAATTGGCATTGCAAGAATCTATTGCTAATGCTAATGCTTATGCTGAAGAAGCTAGTGAACAGTTGACCAAATTGCGAACAATCGCGACGGTGCTAAAATGACAGCAATGGTTTATGGATACAATCCACCATTTATTGGTGGGCCACAAAATGTCTTGTCTCGTCAGGAAGATGAACAAATTATTAAGAATGATTTGTTACAGCTTTTGTTGACGGTTCCTGGTGAGAGGGTGATGAGGCCAGATTATGGGGTCAATTTGCGGAATGCTGTGTTTGAACTTAATGATACTCAGACCGTATCGACACTTATAACCGAGATCCGGCAGCAAATTGAACTTCATGACAAACGAATCATTGTTGACGATGTGCAGATTGAAACGGATGAGTCTGAAAATGGTATGACGGTGCGTATTTTCGCCAGGATGCGTCGTGACTTGTCTCGTTACATCGATGTGGAACAATTTATTAGCTTTGCAAATGGATCGTAATATGGCCACTGTACAAACACTTGAAGCTGATATTCAGACGCTTTTTGATCTACCATCTGCACCAGAATCGTTTGGCGTTCTGTTGCCATCGTCCAGACTGCGACGACTAGATTTTAGCGGTTTGGATTTTGAGACTGCTAGACGGGCTATTATAGAGTATATCCAGACATACTTTCCGGATGATTTTAACGATTTCGTTGCCAGCAATGGTATGATGATGCTTGTTGAAGTCGTATCTGCCCAAGTGCATAAATTAGCACTGCGGGGAGATCTATTAGCTAATGAAGCATTTATTGGTACGGCGAAAACAGAACAAGCTGTTGTTAATCACTTGGCTCTTATTAATCAGCGGATTAGGGGGCAAACTCCTGCGGTAGTAGATGTAGAGTTGAGTGTAGATCAACCAGTATATTCTGATGTGGAGATTGATGCCGGTCTGATTTTTACTACCAACGGTATTGATAACCAGAGCTTGAATTACGAGATCTACAAGGCCCCTAACGATTGGACTAGTAAGATAATCATTCCTGCTGGTAAACGCGGTGTTATAGCATGGGGAGTAGAAGGACGATTTGCCAGTCCTGTTTCGGTTACTAGTGCTGGTGGGCCAAACCAAACATTTACTATTTCGGAACCGGATATACTGGAAGATCCAATATTTGTGACTGTGACGATTGGGAATGATACCGAGGAATGGACGGTTATCACTGAGCCTATTGAGCGATATGGACCCAATGACAAAGTTGTGGAAGCAATCTTCTACACTGATGTTGTTGTTTTCCGGTTTGGTGATGATACTACCGGGGCCGCTCCTTTATCCGGCTCTCAGATAAGTTTTCGGTTTCGGACAGGTGGTGGGATTAGGGGCAGGATTGGTGTGGGGCAGATTAATTCGGTTAGGCCAATCAATCCGTTACCGCCAGCTAATGCATCTGTTTCTGTTCGTTTTCGTAATATCAGCCCATCTAATGGTGGAACTGATAGAGAGACTATCGAGAGGGCTAAACAACGTGCACCACGTGAGTTTGCGACGCAACGTAGCATTGTGACTTCTGAGGATTATGCGACTGCCGCCTCTACATTTTCGCATCCTGTCTACGGTGCGGTGAGTAAGGCTTTGGCGACTATTCGGACTGGGTTGAATGCTAATCGCGTTGAGGTTTATATTCTTGCTGAGGGGCCGGATAGCGTTCCTGTTGCGCCAAGCGCTGGGCTTAAGGCGGGATTGGAGACTTATTTTAGTGATCTCAATGTTTTGACAGATCATGTTGTTGCTTTGGATGGTGGCTTGCATCCAGTAGATATTGATATGAATGTCGTTGTGAGTCGTAATGCAGATGCTAGTGTTGTCAAGGGCCAAGTGGAATCTGTGATTACGAGTTATTTCAATATTAATAACTGGGATATGGGCGAGCCGTTCTATATTTCGAATTTCATTGAGGCTATTGAGGCGGTGGATGGCGTTGCTTATGTCGATCTTTTCCAACCAGCTGACAATATTCTGTCTTCTGATGAGGATGTTACCGAGAATAGTGTCGGTTTCAACGAAATAATCGTTGAGGGAGAACGGAAAACTAATTACTATTATGAAACTCTTGGTTATCGCAATAAGAGATAAGCATGCGAATTTTCCAAGAGGTCGGTGTTAGATATAAAGAAAGAATATTAAAACTAGACAATCTTAATCATTATTGTGTGAATGTCGGTGCTAGTGATGGTGTAGATTTAGATATTTTGCACCACTCATTTATGAATGGTTTCACCGGGTTAGCTATTGAGCCGATGGAATCGAAGTATAATAAACTATGTGAGAATTTACCGCATGTGACATGTGTTCATTCATTCGCTACGCCTGACAATATTCTCCAAATTTTCGAGGATAATGATGTACCGATTGATGTTGATGCTATTGATGTGGATATTGATGGATACGATTTCTACGTTGCTAGAAAAATCTTATCGAAGTATCGCCCTAAAATTATATCGATAGAAATTAATCAGATGATTCCACCAGGCGTGCTATTCAGTGTGCTTTATGATCCTGATTTCTTCTGGAGCGGCACAGGTGCGTTTTATGGTTGTAGTATTGATATGGCTTGTTTGCTGTGTGATTTTTATGATTATAGTTTGTTGACTTTGGATTGGATAGAGCTATTTTTTGTACATAATGATCATGCTCATTTATTCGAATCTACTGATGTTATGGCTGCTTATAAGGATGGATATTGGCATAGATTAGATAAGCAGAAGCATTTTCATTGGGAAGATTCTGATTATGATCCATTGTCGTTTACTGTTGATGAGATGATAACTAAATTGCAGAAGATGTTTGCTGGTGAAGAGGGAAAATATTTTTTAGCACCTACTAATTATCTGCGAGAATATGATGGATTGGAACGACAAAATTTGGGGCAAGACTCGTGAAGTGGTCTATTCGCCGTTCTATGCGAAGCATGAGTTGGAGGTAGTTGCTGGGGGATATTGTTCTTTGCACTACCATTTATTGAGAGCCAATCGGTTTCATGTTGGTACTGCTCATATTCAAGTTATAATGATGTATGGTCCTGCTGTTGAGAAGATAACGCTTGGGCCGGATAATATATATGATGTGCCTTCTTTAGTACCACATATGTTTTGTGTTCTTCGTTCTGGTACTGTCGTGGAAGAATATTTTCCTGATAGAGCTGGCCAGGTTTTGCGTGATGATATTGTTCGAATTGTTGAGGGTGGTCAACTAGAGGTGAGTGAATTGCATAAGTTGCCACAGTCGATAATTGAATAATTATTTAGCTTCGGTGTTTAGTTGTTCAAATACCTGTTGTTTTATTTGGCGTAAGACACCTGCTGCTAGTGACGCTGCATCTACTAGATGGCCTCTGAAGAAGACTATTGGTTCTTCTTTGCTTGGATGTTTAGCGATTGCGATGGCAACTTCTATGTTTTGTTCTTCGCATGCTTCACCAAATCCATCCATTAAAGCTTGGAATTGCTCATCAAAAATGTCTTGGCGACTATCCTCACGGGTGTCGCCAGTGCTGTCTGCGCTTTGAATCTCGACGCCCTCTTGGGCGTCGTTCTCTTTAAGAGGTTCGATTGTGTCTGTCATTGCATCTCCTTGTATTACGTCTGATATGGAGACTTGCTGTGTTAACGACGATCGGATTTGGGCAATATGGAACTGGTGTTCTGATGCGTATTTACGCAACGGGCAAAGACTAAAGCTTCCCGCCAATACTGATCCCACCCGCACTTATCAATGGCGATATGTGAAATCTATCGCGGAAAGATTCGTTGAATGGGAATTCGATGACGATACTTGCCGCAAATTCATTGATATAGCTGTTGATTATGCTAATAAGCGTGGTGTTATCCGTAAGGGACTAGCTGTTTTGCACCAATCTAATATGCTCGACATTTGTTATAAAATGCTTCTAGAAGAGAAAAATACTGTTCGACAATCGCAAGACTCACTAGACATGGTACACAAATGGTTCCGGATGCAGATAGGAAATAGAAATCCTATTCAAGTTCTGCTACAACGGCCACAAGTCGGTGCTATGTGCAACATAACTCAATGGTATAGAGCTAGGAAAATTTCAGACCAATACCTAGCCATATCTAGGAGTTGTTGCAGAGCTTTGGCACGCCTAGAAAAAATTGACTCCGTCGAACGATCTATGCTGCCAAAAGCCACAAAACTTTATTCTTTGAGATCCGAAATGTCCAAAGATCTCAAAACATTTAAATCAGCAAGAAGACTTTTAGGTAACGACTGGAGAGAATTGTGTCAATAGCAACTGATACAAAAATAACCAACATTTCTAAGACGTATTTCGGCGACATTCAGCAGGATGATGATTATTTTAGGCTAAATGATTCATTCCTTCAGCAGTATGAAAATAAGCACCCAAACTTCGGATTTAACGGCCTAGGCGAATTCGTCTTCTACCGCACCTACTCGCGACGAATAGACCCCACCCATAAAGAAACATTCCTACTTTCCTTAAAACGGACAGTAGAAGGATGCTATGAAATCCAACGCCGTCACTGTCGCCGCTTGCACATCCCATGGGATTTCTACAAAGCACAAGACTCAGCCCAAGAAATGTTCTCACGAATGTGGGAATTCAAATTCTTGCCACCAGGACGCGGCCTCTGGATGATGGGTACACCATTCATGTGGGAACGCGGATCTGCAGCCCTGAATAATTGTGGATTCGTCTCCACATACGACCAAATCGAATCAGATCCAGCCGAGCCATTTTGTTTCTTGATGGATATGTCTATGTTAGGTGTCGGAGTTGGCTTCGATACCAAGGGTGCCAACAGAATCTGGTGCAACAAACCCAAAAACCAAAAAGAAAAGTACGTTATTGCTGACTCTCGCGAAGGATGGGTAGATTCGGTACGAAATCTGATCTGGTCCTATACCATCCATCCCGATGCCGGTTACATTGACTTTGATTATTCACAAATACGGCCAGCTGGCACACGCATCAAAGGTTTCGGCGGAAGAGCATCAGGTCCAGATATTCTGGTTGAATTGCACGACCTGCTCCGCAGCCACTTGGATAAGAAAATCGGCAAGACCCTCGGTAGTGTCGATATTGTTGACTTGATGAATTATATCGGTCGCTGTGTGGTAGCCGGTAACGTGCGTAGAACAGCCGAGATCGCATTTGGCGAAGCCGATGATCACGAATACTGCAGTATGAAAAACCCGGTAGCCAGCCTTACGCCGGAAGACACACCAATTTGGTACGAAGTCATAGCTAAGCTGTACAGCGAAGACAGGTATACAGCTACTATAGATGACTTCGCTGATTCGATCACCAAGTTGCAACGAATCCCACCAGAACGATTACGGCCCGCTATCAAGACATGGAATAGCTTGAATCATCATCGCTGGGCGTCGAATAACTCTATTTTCGCTAAAGTGGGAATGGATTATACCAAGGTCGCTGAACAAATCGCGGTGAATGGTGAGCCTGGATTGATGTGGCTGGATAATATGCGTGATTATGGTCGCATGATTGACGGTCATCAACCAGGTATTGATGGTCGCGTTATGGGTGGTAATCCTTGTCTGGAGCAATCGTTAGAGAGTTACGAATTGTGTAACTTGGTGGAATCATTCCCTGCTAATCATGATGGCGCTGATGATTATATGCGGACTTTGAAATTCGCTTATTTGTATGCGAAAACAGTTACGCTCTTGCCTACTCATCATGCTCGTACTAATGCGGTGACTCTGCGAAATCGGCGTATTGGGTTGTCCCAGAGCGGCATTGTTCAGGCATTCTCTAAATTCGGTCGCCGAGTAGTTCTCCAGGATTTCTGCGACGCTGGCTACAATGAAATCCGTAGATGGGATAATGTTTACGCAGAATGGTTGTGTGTCCAGCCGTCGATTAAAGTCACTTCTGTGAAACCTAGCGGTACTGTTTCGTTGGTGGCTGGTGCAACTCCTGGTATTCATCATCCGGAAGCCAGTACTTATTGGCGAAGAGTGAGAGTTGCTAAGAATAGTGCTCTTGCTAAGATTCTGGCGAAAGCTGGTTATCATATCGAGCCGATGATTGGTGATGAAGAGCGTACTATAGTAGTCACCTTTGCTATTAGTGATGAACGTGTCAGACCTGTCAACGAAGTCAGCATCTGGGAGCAGGTCCAGAACGTTGTTGATTATCAGCGATATTGGGCTGATAATCAGGTGTCATGCACGGTGAAATTCGGCAAGGATGATGCCTCGCAGATCAAGAAGGTCCTTGAGTGTTATGAGGACCAGTTGAAGGGGATTTCTTTCTTGCCATTAGCAGAGCATGGATATGTTCAAGCACCATATGAATCATGCACGCCAGAAGAGGCTGACAAGTATAATGATACTCTAGATATTGCTGATTATAGTGCCTACGTTGACGAGGCGACTGGCAGCAACTATTGTGATAATGATAGTTGTACTGTCAACTTGCAGGGGAACTAGCTGTCATTTCGGCAATTTCTTCTAAGAACAAATTACCAATTCGGCCCTGGAAACTTTCGGGGTCGAATATGTCGTCATTGAAGGTGGCAACGTCGGTCATCATCTTATCTAGTTCGTCAGAGACACTTTCTCCGAGCCTTTCACCCAGTTCCTTGAATCGTTCACCGACTCTTTGTTTGAAGGCATGTTCGAATGAGTAAACAAAGCTTTGCTGTAGTTGGTGGGTTATGGATTTCTTTAGGGAAACCAATTTGAGTAGCCGTTTGAGTTCGGCCTCTACGTAAGGTCCGACGAGTTCTTCGATTTTCTCTTCCGTTTTTCGCTTGATATAACCGTTGAGAGCTTCCTCTCGTTTGCCCCAAGTGTCAACGCCGTAGCCGTTACCTTCTCGCCTGACGCCGATGATACCTAGGATGGCGGATTCTACTACTTTTTTGACTGTCTTGGGTATTTCCCGCAGTTGTTCTTCTAATTCTTCTTCGACTTTGTCTCGTAGCTGTTTCTGTATCGCTGATAGATTGACTTGCATTATTGTGCTCCTTTGTTTAATTGTTACTATAGTAGTACATTGTGTTAAATGAAGGTGTATTTAAAGGATAAGGAGCACAAATGCGAGCAGTAATAGAAGACAATCAGTGGATCTATTTTGACCATATCACCACAGACGAAGAAGACGTGCTGTGGCTTGGTTTTAGCGTGTCTGAACCCAATGTCCATATAGACCCGACACAAATGGGTCCATGGGATGGAGTATATCGCAAGTACAACCGTGCCAAGAAGAGAATTGCCAGACCTCTCCTCGGAATGCTGATTGGACTGTGTGAAAAAGAAAATCTGGTATTGAATGTTGTCGATAAGCGGGAAAAATGGGAGTATTCACCTATAAATCCCGACGAGATTGACGCAGATTTCTTGCCAGGTATCACTCTGGACCCCCACCAGCTACAAGCTACCCGAAGAGCCTGCAGTATTGAATGTGGAATAGTTGATGTACCTACGGGAGGCGGCAAGGGAGAGATTATCTGTTCTATAGCTAAGGCTATTCCTTGCCCAACTGTTATTTTGGCTGATCAAACTATTGTCATCAGCCAGTTGAAGCAGCGGCTGGAATTACGCGATGTGGCAGAAGAGATTGGAATGTTCTATGCTGGGTGCCGTCCGAATGGTGAGATGGTAGTCGTTGGTTCTATACAATCATTATCACCGCCTACGAAACCACCGGATGTTCCAAAGAGGAAACCCAAGGATACTGATAATGCTTTTGCTAAACGCATTGAGAAGTGGGAAACACAGTTTGCGGCCTATAAGACCCGCCGCAAGAATGCGAAAGAGCTGCAGAAGTATGTGAAGAAGGCGGAAATGATTATGGTTGATGAATGCGATAAGGCTTCATCACAACAATATAAGAATCTATTTCGTCATTATTTTCGTGGGCGGCGTCGATATGGTTTTTCAGGAACTCCTATGGATGCTGACAAGCCGGTAGCTGGTATGGTTATGCAGGAGCATTTGGGATCACCATTTATCAAGGTTAGCAGGAGGTATTTGGAGCGGATCGGAAGGATTATTCCGTGTCGCTATTATTCATTGGCTTTTGGGATGGATGGTGATATTAAGGAGGGGTCTGCTTACGATATTGCCTATGATAGTATTATGGTTCAGAATGAAGAATTCCATGATATTATTGCATCCCTTTGCTTGAAATTTAAGGGAGAAGGCACTCTTGTCTTAGTCGATCGCACGGCATTAGGCGAACATCTAGAAACTGCTCTCAGGAGTGCTGGTCTAACGGCTCATTTTATATATGGCAAGACGCCCAAACGTCGCCGTGACGAATTGCTCAGATCTTTCGAGCGTAGAGAATTCGATGTACTTATTGGTGGAAAGATCATCAATAGGGGATTAGATCTATCCGGTGGTTGTGAGAACTTAATTATTGCAACCGGTGGGAAATTAGAGTCTGATTTCATCCAAAAAGTTGGTCGTGCTCTAAGGCACAACAAAAAGGGTTACAGTCGAGTTTTCGACTTTTATTTTAGAAACAATCGATACCTATACGATCATTCCAAAGCCAGACTCAAGGCAATGGTCAAAGCCGGGTATCAAACTACAGTAATATTTCCTGGTGGCAAAATTGATGGTGCAAAGCTCGTCAAAAGCAGGTTCCGAGTTAGTGCAAAACTCAGAACTAGACCAAACCAAAAAGCCCTCTTCTGAGCCTTCTGCTCCAGTACCCCTACGTAAACTCTATTTCATCAACGAAATCGTTGAATGGCAGCTGACCCAATATATCTGGACGGGCTGCACCCGCGTCGTATTGCGCGACAAAATAATGTCCAATGCGACAGAATTGATACGCCAAATAATCCGTAAGCAAGGATTGCACACAATTTATCCTGGCCAAGAAGAATCAGCTTTTGGTGATCTTCTACAGACCGCGTGGGTACAAATAGAGCGAACCCTATACAAATATCGTGCACGCCCACATTGTCGCAAATGCTATAACCAAGATCGCCCCGGTGATTCCTTACTCTATGATCCACAGCCTAGAGAGTATGGAATTTTAACGATGGAACAAGTAATTAAGAGACATAGAAATTGCCCTATTTGCGACACGAAATTGCGAAATAATCCTATTATCGAACCAATCCAAGGACGCTATGGCGGTTCTGATACAATATTATATCGTGGTATGTCTAAAGTGTTCAATATGTGGTCACAAATCGCTAGAACGGTGATTTTGGCATATATCAAGAAGGAAGCAAGAGATAGAAAGAATTCTACTTCATATATTGCACATTTGGATAGTAAACCGAAGCCTACCAGCGATATAGTCATTAGGTTTTTGGATGAAGCCAGAGATATGTGTAAGTATCATGATGATTATCTGAAGATATTGGATTCTTTGGAATGGCTAATTAATAATGATGATAGGCCCTATGATGGGATTATCGGTAAACTTGTAGCCCAATCGAGTCTCTCTAGACCAACAGTTACTGGGTTCATGCGGTTTGTAAAATTACGAAGCTTAGAATTTACCGATTCGCCTATTAATAAAGTTGATTTCGACAGAACCCGCTCTGAGAGGCGGAAATTATCTAATGTCGATTTTGACGAAGAATAATAACTAGCAAAAATATTGTATGAAACTCTGGCAGATCTATTTGGAATCGACGGTTTCACGGAATATCCAAGTCGTACCTTATGACGACGAAGGTTGGGATACGGATTATGACCCATATATCGTTGCTGATCAAGCCGAGAAGATAGCTTCTGAATCTGGTATACGTATAGCTTCTAATAAGAACCTCAGTTACGTAGCACTGGATGGTGATACAGCGGTAGGGGCAGTCTGGTCTGATAGATACCACGATGATGACCAAGATGCTGATGTCTATGATTTTGACATGGCTATTGATAATCATTATAGGAATCAGGTGGGTACTTTTTTGCAGTTGATGGATGCTGCATTGAATGATTTCCGCGAAATGAAGGCTGAGAATCCGAGGACTTTCATTAGAGTATGGGTGGTGAATCCGCGCTTGGCGAGTGTTCTCGAGAAGAGGTATGATTTCGAATTTGAATCCCAGCATGGCGATTCCTCTGCTCATATGGTTTACTATGGCGAATAATTCCAGTGAGATGAAAATAAAATAAGGTATCAAAATGGGATTTCGCAGATATAAAACTAATTCCTTGGGTATGACACAACGGCTTGATGATGGTCCGTCTAGGGATCAACTACAAAATGAGGTATTGACTATAGCTCATCATATAGATGACATAGAAAAATCAATAGAGAAAAAAGAACCTGAATATGCGCTGGAAGGGCTCCGCGACGCTCGTGAAGCTATTCAACGGTTGGCTGGGCTTTTAGATACACAAAAAGAGTTAGCGAGAATGGCTGAAGACCACCCAATTTATCAGAAGATTACTGAAGGAACAGTAACAGCTGATGACTTTAATAAACTCATCCAAGAGGCTACTCCCGAATCTGTGCGGGATAGGGTGCGACGTCGAACGTCACGTAATGAGACGGACGAACACCAGGATGGTGAAACCGGGCACCAACCATTGACTCTTCCTAATTTTTCTGATCGCGTACAGCCAAAGCGGAAGCCCGAAAATTCCTCCCAAATGCATGGCCGGGGCAAATTAGGTCATCGGCATAGTGCTCGTACCCAAAGTAAAGCCAATAGCAAGGTTCCTAAGAGATTCGATGAAGCTATGAGCTTTATTCAAGCACATATTGGGGAATCTTGCGAGAAATACAGTAAAGATCTGCAGCTCATTGACGATAAATATGCTCTAGCAACTCTTGTAACCAAGATGCTGTCTGTGCGGAACATAGACAGAGATTGGTTGTATGAACTACGGAGCAAGATTAAATGAGCGACGAGAATATTGACGATTTGGATGATGATCTTCAAGAATTGCTCGACCAATTAGACTCTGCTGACTCCGACGATGACGCCATTGAGCAGATGATAGATGAAGTCGAGGATGAAATAGAAGATTTAGAAGACAAGGTTGAAGAACTGGAAGAACCAGAGGACGATGAAGTATCTCTTTCAGTAGTAGCGCCTGATGATGAGGAGGTGTTAAGACCAACTGACTTCCGTGAGGTAGAAATAATTACCAATTCTACTCCGGAAATGTTAGATGAGCCAACACCTCCTTCAGTTGATGTCATGAAATATCATGACAAACTGGATCAAGTCACGACAGAGGTGCTATCAGCTTGTAGGGCAGACAGACAAGAGGCTCAGGACGTTATTGACTTATTGCGGCTTCAGATAGATGATGCCGTTAATAAAACCCAAGCACCTGCCAGGATGTGGGTAGATGGATTGGTTAAAGCCGTCGAAGTAAAAGCTGGTATTAACGCAACGGCTGTTAAAATCATTGAAGCCAATGCTAAAATGCTGGCGGCTACTAAGGCTGGGGTCAATATTCTTAATCAAAACATCCAATCAGGTACAGAGGATCTAGAAGATGTCCTTAGCAGACCTCTCACAGAAAACGACGAGTTCTGATTCATACATCAGTGAAATCAGGAAACTTTCTGATCGTTTAGGACCGCCAGAAGTGGTTTCGCATGGACCTGGTCTTAAGCAGTACGAGACAATAAGTGGGAAGGCCCTAGCCTGGACGATCCACTGGCAAGAAGAATTTGCTATCTGCCATGCTTTTCTAGCTGAGGGTACTGTACTCCAATGGCATACACATGATCAGAAAGAATGGCTAATTTGTGTACAAGGGCAATTGTACGTTAGGACTGAAGAAAACGAGATATGCTTAATGCCTACGCAAGAGGCAATACTTGATCCTAAAGTCAGTCATGAGGTATGCTGTTTCTCAGATACTTATGTTCTTGCCATTACGATGCCAGCTGCGCCGGAATACCCTAAATGAAATTGTCGGCTATATTAGAAACTGTCAATTTCGAAGATTCATATAAAGTGTCGGTGAAAGGTTATCAAGACCAGCCGACACTAACTATTCCCGGCGTTGGTTCCGTTCGGTTGTTTTACAGCGGTAGTGGTCGCCCACATTATTCAGTCCATCATATTAAGGGCGATCAACGTGGTGCTGGAACAATTCTTTATTTTGCTGCACTAGATTGGGCATTACGCCATGGTATCAAAGACGCACAGGGATTATTATCATCTGACTTGACATTGTCTCCAGATGCCACTCGAGCTAGATTGAGGTTTCAAAAAGAATACGATTATTATCTGATAACTTATCCACACCCAGACCAAGACAGTGTCAAAGTTCATAGGAATGATGGTACTGATTGGCGGAGACGTGCTACTGATGAAGAAGCAATGATGTGGAGACTACAACGACTAGGACCATTCAATTTTGAATATACGAGTTAATCATGAAGTTATCAATGATTACTGAACTTCATGACTTATTACCCGATCAGCAACACGGGTATCAATTTGGCGATTGTAGCGTCGAAGTCTATATGATGGTGAAACGAGCCATAACGAAAGGAATCTTAGATTTTGTAGTCGTAGATAGTATGGTAATGGTTGATAATCAAGAGATACCCCATTCCTGGATTGAGAGGGGTGGGAAAATTATCGATCCGACTGTCAATCAATTTGGTGGAAGAGATATTGAATACAGTCCATCCGGATCATATCGGGATGAATTCTCTCCTACTGAATATGTCGAATATTTTGAAGAGCAGTATGGCATAAATGTCTAAGGTAACAGCCCAACAAGCCCAAGTTATTCAGCGTTGCCAGCAATCGGTAACATGGTTTCTGCGTAACTTTGGTAAGCTGAAACATCCATCTGCCGGTATTCTGCCATTTCATCCCTTCTCCTATCAGAGAGAAGCAATAAAGAACTTTCGGAAGCATAGACTCAATATCTTCCGTAAATGTCGTCAGTCTGGTGTATCCAAAATATCAGGAGCATTTGCCA